AACTAAGTATTATTCTTATGGAGATAGCAGGATGATTAATTTAATTTTAACAAGGAGCAAATAATGGCAGATACAGCACAAGCCTTACAGACACTTAGACCAAAAGCTGAGTGGGTACTACGAGGTGACGAATTAGAGTGGATGGACTCAGTACAGACTGAACCTACCCAATCAGAAATAGACACAGAGATTGCTAGGCTAGATGCCGAGTATGTGGCTAACCAATACCAGCGAGATAGGGCAAGTGAATACCCTAGCGTGGTAGACCAGTTAGATGACATATTCCATAATGGTATCGATGGCTGGAAAGCAACTATACAGGTAACGAAAGATAAATATCCAAAGGGGTAAGTTATGACTACATCAATTAGCGGTTCTACTGGTATTGATAAGGTACAGGACGGCACTATAGTATCTGCTGATTTAGATAGTGGATTAGCTTTAGGTAAGGTGCTACAGGTTGTTAGTGCAACTAAGGCTGATACCTTTAGCACAACATCAACCTCGTTTACTGATATTACTGGCTTATCGGCTTCAATAACACCAAGTAGTACAAGTAGTAAGATTTTAGTATTAGTATCTACTAATGCTTCAAATACAACTGTACGTGAGTCTATGGCTATGCGAATGATGCGAGATTCTACTGCTATATACATAGGTGATAGTGGCACACAAGTATCAGCAAGACTTAGGAAAGAAACAACAAATGCTACTGCTAATATTTCTATGAATCATTTAGATAGTCCATCAAGCACATCATCTTTAACGTATAAGGTTCAAATACTAACAGACGTTGGGAATAACTGTAGAATTAATTATGAAGGTGGTGGTTCTTCCAATAGGTACGCATCATCAATAACACTAATGGAAATAGGAGCATAAGATGAGAGATACAGCAATTAGAAATACACATCCATCTGTTGTTACTATTAACGGTGATACAGATGCTACTGATGTTAATGGCGATGTAGTAGTCTTAGATGAATCAGCAATCACAACAGAAGAAACTAGACTTCAAGACATCTACGACAGCCAAGAATATGCTCGTAACCGCAAAGCAGAATACGACCAACTAAATCAATTCGAGATGCAGTTCGATGACAACAGAGATGGCACGACAACTTGGGTTGATGCCATAAACGAAATTAAAGCGAGGTATCCTAAATGAGTACAATTAAATCTAGCAGTGAACACCTAACGCTGAATGCCGATGGAGCAAGTAAGGATATAAAGTTCCAAGCAAATGGAGTAGAGAAAGCAAGTATAAGCTCTGCTGGTGCGTTCACCTCAACGACAATAGACGCTACGGCATTAACTGGGGCATTACCTGCTATTGATGGTTCTAGTTTAACTGGTTTAGGCGGTGGTTTACAATCACAACAAGTATTTACTGCTGATGGAACTTGGACTAAACCCTCTGGAATTACTACTGTTAAAGTTATCGTCACAGGTGGCGGAGGCGGAGGCGGTGGTGGAGAACAAAACTACAATAATGGTGGTGGAGGCTCTGCTGGGGGAACAGCTATAGAAATTATTGATGTATCTTCAATTTCTTCAGTTACTGTAACTGTAGGAGATGCAGGAACAGGAGGAGCTTATAGCACTGTTGGTGTCACTGGGGGAACATCATCTTTTGGCTCGCATTGTTCAGCAACAGGAGGAACTGGGGGAACAACTGACGTAACTGGTGATTCTGCTGCAGCTGGGGTTGGTTCTGGAGGAGATATAAATATAAATGGAGGAATGGGAGGCGTATCTGGTGGTGGTGACCACGCTGACCAACCCTCATCAGGTGCTAATGGAGGTGCTTCATATTGGGGTGGTGGAGGTTCTGCTGGTTGGCAGGAGTCAAACACATCATCTAATCTATCTGGACACGCAGCTTTATGTTTTGGAGCTGGTGGCGGTGGCGGTGTAGCTACAGGTTCATCAAGTAGCCATCCTTATGCAATAGGTGCTGCTGGTAAATCTGGAATAGTAGTAGTAGAGGAGTACGCATAATGAAAGCATTAATGTTAAATAATAAAGTAGTAGATGTAGTAGATACAGAATTTGAAGTACACTCATCACTAACTTGGATAGATTGCCCAGACGATTGTATAGCTGGATGGACATTGGAAGATGAGGTATTAGTTGCTCCGCCTATCGCAGAAGAATGGAGTTATGGAAGAAAAAGAAGAAATGAATACCCACCAGCCACAGACTACCTAGACGGAATAGTTAAAGGTGACACAGCACAAGTAGATAAATACATAGCTGACTGTCAAGCAGTTAAAGACAAGTATCCGAAGGAGTAATTAATGTCACAGACTAAATGGGAATTTTCAAAAAAGATAGACATACCGACAATAGTAGTGTTAATGGGAATAGCTGTAGGTGGACTATCTTATGTCTCTGAGATAGAGAAGGATGTGGCACTCAATAAGCAGAGTATAGCTAACAACGCTGCTGTGATTAGTGAGATGAAAACTGAGAGCCAAGCTATGTTTATGAGAATTGACAACAAGTTGGACAAGATGATAGACATTATTCACTCATACCAAACTAACAAGAGAAACCAATGAGGTTCATACTAACATTATTTGTATCGTTCCTCCTTAGTGGCTGTGTTAATTCAGGGTACAACAATGTATTAGCATTAGATGATTTTAATATGGCTTCTTTTGGTCCTGATGCCAAGATAGAAATAAAGAGAACAGAAGTTATATTAAAGGTAGTTGTACATAAAGATGAACAGAGCCTTAACAATGCTTACTGGAAACATACCAAGAATTATGGTAAGCAGGTATTGGGTTTTGCATTGGTACACCCTTCAGTAGATACTTGTTATGTACATACAATAGTACCAGAGAAATGGGATGATAGAGAGGCACTAGCTATTATGGGTCACGAAGTATATCATTGTTTATTAGCTGACCACGGTGCTCCTATAGTTCCTCAATAGAGGAGAGAGTAATGATTAGTTTACTTACAAATGTAGCACCAATAATTATGGGTTTCATTATGAAGCTTATGGCTATTAAGAGTAAAGCAGCTACAGATTTACAGAAGCTACAGATAGAGGCATTAAGTGCTAGAGCAGGAGAAATAGATAAGGCTAGGGAAGCAGCTAAATCAGAGAGTCCTTGGGCAGCCCTTAATAGAAGAGTAATAATCTTTGTCCTACTAGGTATCATAGTCTTTACTCAGGTAGCTCCAGTTTTCTTAGACGTGCCTACTGTTATACCTACAATAATTAAAGGTACAAGTTTTTTAGGGTTTGATATTACACCTGACAAGATAGAATATATAACTGTTAAAGGTATGTTAAAATTAGATGAAGTATTTAAATGGACTACTATTATAGTAGAATTTTATTTTGGAGCACAATTAGCTAAAGGCTAAACGGAGTATTAAATTGGATAAAAGAGCTGTAGTCATACCTGACCAGCACTTCCCGATACATGACGAAGTTGCAGTAAAGGTAGTATTAAAAGCGTTAGAGCTTATTAAGCCTGACATATTTATTAATTTAGGTGATGTTGGAGAATGGGAATCTGTCTCTGCTTGGAAGTATAAAGGCAAGAAGTTACCACCATTAGAGTTTCAATTACCTTTTGTTGATGAAGAAATAAAAGAAGTAAATAAACAGATAGATAGGTTTGATGCTGTACTTGATAAGATTAAATGTAAAGAGCGTTATATCTTAGCTGGAAACCATGATGAATGGTTAGATAGTTTTGGTGAGAACCACTCTTATTTACATGAGTATAACTTTAAAGATGCTTGTAGATGGGAGGATAGGGGATATGAATATAGAAGATATAATGAGGTACTGACAATAGGTAAGCAGAGTTTTGTACATGGAGCTTATGTAACAGTTAATCATGCCAAGAAACATTTAGATAGTTATGGTACTAATTTAATATATGGGCATACGCATGATATACAAAGATATTCAAGTACTAGTTTATTAGATGGTGCTATATTTGCACAATCTTTAGGATGTTTAAAAGATATGTCAGCTGAGAATAACAAATGGTTAAGAGGAAGATTACATAATTGGAACCATTGTTTTGGAATAGTAACATGGTTTAAAGATGGAACACATCAATTAGAAGTAATAGATATAGTAGATGGTAAATGTTCTGTGTGGGGTAAGATAATTAAAGGATAGATATGACATTTAGAGAATTGATAAACGAAGTTTTAATTAGGTTGAGAGAAGAGACTATTGCTACAGATTGGTCTGGTGATATAAATGACTCTTCTACAATAACAGATTATCAGAAAGTTATTGGTTCACTAATTAATGATTCTAAAAGAAATATAGAGAGCTATCATGATTGGTTAGTTTTAAGAGAAACAGTCGATGTTTCTACAGTAGATGGTACTAGAAATTACAACCTTTCTTCTGGACAAGAAATAAAGATATTAAATGTAATTAACCAAGATACAGGAAATAACCTAGTACAAGTGAGTAGGCAGTATATGAACTCAACTAGGTATCCCTCGGAGAACTCAGGGGAACCTATGTATTATTCTTTCAATGGAGCAGATAGTTCAAATAATCTTAAAGTAGACCTAGAACCTAAACCAGCTTCGTCTCAGACACTATCTTTCGATATAGTTAAATACCAAGATGAGCTTTCTTTAGCAGCTACTGTATTAAAGATACCTTCAAAACCAGTTGTTCTTGGAGCTTGGGCTAGAGCAATATCAGAGCGTGGTGAAGATGGGGGAACAAATACAAGTGTAGCTGCTGCTGAAACTGCTGATGCTATTAATCAAGCTGTTATGATAGATAGCGGTAATGTTCAATATGAATCGGAGTGGTATGTCAGCTAATTTAACTTACAAACCTTTAGATAATGTAGGGATTAATGGTCTTAATAGTCAGACCAACCCTGCTTCATTAGACCCTAGTTGGCTTACGTCAGCAGAGAATATTGTCTTGAGGGAGTCTGGTAGAATTGCTTTTAGGAAAGGTTTAAAGCAACAAGTATTAGCCACAAGTGCAGAGATTGGTGCTATAACAGAGAATAAGGGTGATGGTGAAACACTAGCAGCAGTAGGTGGGAATATGTACACAGTAGATTTTACTACCCCAAGCTCACCTTGGACTAGTTCATTCTCAACTGGGGCATCAACTTCTGATTGGGAGATGATTGGATTTAATAATGAAACATATTGTGTTCAGTCTGGAGCTATACCTGTAGAATATGATGATGGTACATGGACTGTATTAACAAGTGCTAGTGGTTATACTGCTCCTAGTGGAGTAACAACTTTCAATCCTAGTTGTGGTATGGGATATTATGGTAGGCTCTGGGTAGGTGGAGTAGCAGAAGAAAAAGATGTAGTTTATTATTCTGATACTTTAAATGCACATAAATGGGGTTCAGGAGCTGCTGGTTACTTAGACTTAAAAACTGTATGGGGTAATGATGAGATAGTAGCTATTGCTCCTTTCTTTGGACAAATGGTTATATTTGGTAAAAGTAATATAGTTATATACCAAGGTGTTACAGACCCAAGTACAATGTCTTTAGTGGAAGTTATTAGAGGTATTGGTTGTGCGTCAAGAGATACTGTACAAGCTGTAGGAGATGATTTATTATTCTTATCACCTACTGGACTTCGTTCATTATCAAGAACTACAGAACTAGATAAAGTACCTCTTGTTGATTATTCAGTAAATGTAAAAGATTCATTAATAAGACATATTAGCCAAGACGCTGGCTCTAAAGCAATTTATGTTGAAGATGAGGGTGTTTACTTATTAACATTTCCTAATATAAATACTACTTATGCTTTTGATATGA